GACTTGCATAATATAGTCTATTGTTTACAGCTAAAATAGAAGCAGTTAGTAGAACAATGGCAATCTGTAGCAATGAACCACCATAAGTGTACCATGGACTACGTGACTTAGCCACTGCACGATCTTCTTCTAGTTTGCGTGCCTTTGCCATCAATTCTTTCTTACCTTCTCCAGAAGCTGGGTCAGATTCATAGCGTTCGATTTTGGCTGCTATTTCTCTAATTCTTTTAGGATCTTTAGTATTCTCTAAAGCCATCTCAGCTAGAGTACTTTTGATAGACTTAGCCTGATAGAATGCCCAAGTATTATTGGCATCGATTGTATTATTCAAGACTTTACTTGAATTGCTACCACCCATGAGTGTGTTGATAGCCAGTAAAGCAGCTAGGACAGTAATTACCCATCCAGCTTTGTCTTTAATTAATGCTTCACGCTCTGAACGTGATAGTGGTTTTGGTGCGTCTGCCATAAAATCTCCTTTGCAACTATTTATTATTTCGGGTGCTTCATTAACCATTGTTTCAGTCCCTCTAGATCGAAATCTCCATCGAAATACTTTTTAAATGCTCTATAAAAACGAATCTTTTCTTTATCTCCATTGAATCTCTTCATAATCTCCTCCTCTTGTAGATGTTCTCTAATGAGGACTGGAAGTATCTCCAAATAAAGGTGGTAACCGAAAAGAGCAAAAGACGCTATGAATGTCCCTATAGCAATTATAGCATACAAGTACGAATGTATTAATATCAATATAGCAGGTACAAGAAATACCCCTAGTATTGAGATACAACTCAAGAATATGGCTCTAGCTTTTATTTTGATCACCTTTTCTGTTTGCGATATTCTTCAGCTTTTTTATCCCAATATTTCTTATTTCTTTCTGCAATTATCCTTTCATGATCAGTAACCAGACGTGGTATAAAATTTTGCCCATATTCTGGATAATCTTCTTTACGTAGTTCAACAATCCAAACTAAACAAAGAGCATAAAATATTAGAACTATTACAACACCAACAATCCACCATATTTCCTGCTTAAGTTTTTTAATTTTACGTTCACGTTTAGCAGCAGCAGCCTGTTCGATACGCATTTGTTTGGCAATTTGAGTTTTTTGTTCTTTACCTAACTTTTCCATCATCTCATTGACTTCTGTCCAAAGAGCACCTAGTTCTGGTGGACTCTGATAGATCATCAACTCACGTAGTTCAATTTCCATCTGCTCAAGTTTCTTGCGCATTAAAACACGCTGGAGCGCACGTTTACCTAAACTCGCATCACCAGTATAAACTTGAGATTTACTACGTCTTTCTTCTTCATCAAAGACTGCTTTGCATTTTGCCATGTTGTCAAAATAAGCACCAAGCTGCTCACCAATTTCAGAGTATACATCACCTGGATCTTTTTTAGATAATTCCTGAACACGTTGCTTTTCTTCATTGAGCTGTTTCTTTGCTTCTGGTGGAACAGCTTTACCTTCATACTTTTTGTGGAACTGTTCGTCTAGGTCTTTGAGAATGCCTTTGACATCTCCAGTAACACCCTTTATTTCTTTATATAAAGCACATCCCTTCTTGACAGCAGCGACTGCTCCATTGGCGAGCGCAAAAAGGGTGATTGGATCCATTACAGTTAACCCCTTGAGTTAACTGTTACATATGAATTTGGGTTTGATTCTGGTGTGCTGAGTGTCGAGTCGGTGACGAATGTCAGTGATGTATCCATGATAAAAAGCACCGCAGATACTGCGTTCTTTTTAGTCATACTTTCCTAAGATTAAGGGTATCGAACCCCTAATTTATTTAGGTTTTTGCAACTCGTCAACTTCCACTTCAATAGGTTCAGCGTATACTGATTGAACCTTTTTCAAAAACGATTCAGTTTTAGCTGGCTTTGCACCAACTTCCTGCATGTATCGTCCTATTTCTTTATCTTCTACTCTTTGATACAGTGGTGGTTCCCAATCTTTAGTTGGCTCATCCACATGTATATCTAGTAATTCTTCTGTTGGTTGCTCGTCAACCAAAGGTTTTTCCTCTACCGTTTGAACAGTGACATCAGGAACATGTTCAGTTTCTTTAGCTTTCCTAAAAAATTCTTCTAGTCCAACAGTATCATAATTTAGCGGTGGATCTTCTAATTCCTCAGGTGTAGGTGGTTCACCAACATCAGCAACCCATGCATCTGGTTTATATTGATCTTGTTCAAAAGACATTTCATCTTTCTTCATATTCCAGTTAGCAGCTACCAATAACAAAACTGCCAGTGGATCAAATACTGCAACGATCATTAAGATGACAAACCTAACTGCTTTTTCTAAAACATCAGTATCGGCTTTGTCATCATATATTAATGCAGCAATATATTTTATTGGTCCAACTTCTGCTTCGATTTTGCGGAGGTCTTTGGCGAGCGGGGCTTTCTGGTCGTTGAGCTTGGCGATTTCTCGTTGGGCTGTGGAGATTTCGTCAAGGATTCTTGCTCTATCTCTTTGCTGACTTCTTCTGATTTGATTGGCTCGCTCAACTCCTTTGGCATCGTCGGTTCGACTGATGGTTTGCTCATTGATTGAATCCATTTGACTAATTTGCTTACGAGCTGCATTTATATTCTCCTTTTGTATTGCTATTTTCTCATCAAGTATTGCGACTTCAGAAGCCACGTTACCAGTGGGTACTGCTTGATCTAAGTGTGCCTTAGACAAGTATCCAAAAATGCCCATTGAAGTGAGCATCATTAGAATCACTAACGCTGTTAAGAAATATATCTTAAACAGCTTTGGAATTTCTCTCCAATTACGATACAACCAAGATGCCACAACAAGTTTAGATGCTTCAAGCAATCCACCCATGATGGCGATAGGAATTGCAGCTGCAGCAAAGATAGCCATTAATCCAAAAATAGCATAGTATGCTGCAACAGCAGAAAGAGATAATGCAACTGCAAATAATAGATATGTCATAATTTATTTTTAATATGAGAACCATGAACTCGGACAGATATCTGTCCATTATAGTAGTCGTCTGATTCCAATACTTTCCTCCCAAATTGTTCACGTGCTTCTATGTATGAGCACTCAGCTTTTGACTTACAGAAGTACAAAATCTCTCGTGTGAAGTTTTCCTTCCCGAGAGACTCTACATCTTTATTTAGGTCTATACTGGAACCATAATAATCTAACCAGTCAGAGTCTATTTTACTTCTAACTTTCTTTTTCTTTTTAGTTCCATTTTTTAATTTAACAACTTTGTATGTAGTCTTTGAAAACTTTGCTAGTTTTTTGCCGATATACATACGACTGTTGGCTTTGTTCGTAATTAAATAAACAAAGCCAACACAATCTTCAGGTAATTCTTCTATAAGTTTATCTTGATAATACCAAGTCATTCGTCATCGTTGAAGTCTTCCTCGTCTTCTTCGTAGATGTCCGCTGAACATACTGGACAATAAACAATATCCGTAGTTGAGTGGTCATTTCCTTTGAGGATAATCTTCCCTCTTGCCTCGCATGATTCACACTCAAAATATTTAGTCGTCATTTACCAGTCCTTTAATTTACCTTATATGAAAAGATGGGCGTAATGCCCATCTATGTATTACAAGCTACGTGTATAACTCAAACGCCATGCATCTTTCTTTTCATCGCCATAAGAGCGTGAAAAACGAACAGCAACTGAATCCTGTTTAGTGAGTGCATATGCTACTGTGGTATGTACACGCTGAGTTTCATAGGCTTTACCACTCTCAAACGCATTGCGATAACGACCACCTACATCACCAGTGAAACCTGCTACCAATGGAAACTTTACACCAGCATCAATTGCATAAGTACTGAAGTGTGTGCTGCTAGTAATACGCTCACCTAGACGTCCACCCAAATAGAATGCACCCATAGATTTTCTAGCACGAACTTCTAAACCTGAACTGATTGATCCTGAACCCAATGCAGTTTGGCTAGTGTTGGTTTTGAGACTATAATCCCAGCCTTGTGGTGCTTTGACACCAACTACTACAGCATTAGAA